GGCGTGGTGGGCGTGGGCGGGGACGAGGTGCTGATGAACCCGACCGCGTACATGATGATCCACGACCCCTGGAGCATGGCCATGGGCAACGCGGACGACCTTCGGCAGCTGGCGGACCAGCTGGACGAGATCGGCGAGGGCATCGTGGAGGCCTACGCGCTGAAGACCGGCAAGAGCAAGGCGAAGCTCCGGGAGCTGATGGACGCGGAGACCTACATGAGCGCGCCGACCGCGATCCGCGAGGGCTTCGCGGACGGGCTGCTGTACCAGCCGGCCGAGGGCGAGGAGCCCGCGGAGACGGAGATGGCGGCGAGCGCCGTGGCCAGCCGCATGGTGGCGAGGATCCGGGAGGGCGTAAAAAATGGTTCGACCCAGGATGAGTCCCTCCGGAATGACGACGCGTTGAGCTGCAGAACGGGTCCTTCGCACGCGCACAGCGCGGCTCAGGATGACAGGGCGACGGAGCAGCTGCGGCGCGAGGAGATCGCGAGGCGCGCGGAGATCGTGGCCAGGAGCACCCTGGTCAGTGGTGAGCCTTGAGTGAAGCCGTACAGCTGAGCTTCTGGCAGGAGGGGCACCCGGTCAACGAGGGGATCCGGACGCCGCAGCCTGAACAGAAGAAGCACCCGGAGAAAAATAATGGTTCGACCCAGGATGCGTCCCTGACGGAAGGGCAGCGCGTTGTGCTGCAGAACGGGTCCTTCGCCGCCGATCCGGCGGCTCAGGATGACAGGCCTTCCGGAACGGTCGGGCAGGTGGAGCGATGCTACAGGTATGCGCGCCAGGCGGTGGATGGGAATATCCTGGTGTGTGAGAAGACGCGGGCCGCGTGCCAGCGTTTTTTTGATGATCTGGAGCGCAGCAAGAGCCCGGACTGTCCCTGGGAGTTCGACCCCGCCAAGGCCGCGCGGCCCGGGCGGTTCATGGAGAAGTTCCTGGTGCCCACCAAGGGCGACTATGACGAATTGCACATGCTGGACTGGCAGTGCTTCGTTGAATGCAATCTGTACGGATGGGTCGATAAGACCACCAGGCTCCGGCGCTTCCGCGAGGGGCTGGTCATCGTGGGCGCGGGCAACGGCAAGAGCACGCTGATGGCCGGCAACGCTACCTTCGCCTCCTGTAAGGACGGCGAGCGCGGTGCGGACGTGTACCTGCTGGCAAACAGCAAGGAGCAGGCCGGCATCGTGTTTCAGGAGTGCTCGAAGCAGATCGAAAACAGCCCGCAGCTGGCCCGGCGCTTCCGGCCCCTGCGCGACGGCATCTACTACGACAAGACGCAATCGACCATCAAGCACCGCTCCTCCGACAGCAAGCGCCTGGACGGCCTGAACCCGTACATGGCCATCTTTGATGAGATCCATGAATACCGGGATTTTAAGCTCTTGAATATCATCAAGCACAAGAGCGTCAAGCGCAAGCAGCCCCTGATCCTGTACATCACCACCATGGGCGAGGTCCTGGACGGGCCGCTGATGTACTATTACGACCTTTTTACCGACGCGCTCTACGGCCGGCTGGACATGAAAGTGGCGGATCAGATGTTCGCCTTCATCTGCGAGCTGGACGAGCACGACGACGTGGCGGACCCCAGGAACTGGATCAAAGCAAACCCGAGCCTGGGGCTGACCTTGCGGATGCAGGACCTGCAGGACGAGTGGGCGCGCGTGAAGCTGATCCCCAGCGAGCGCGCGAACTTCATTTGCAAACAGTTGAATGTGATGGTCAACGCCGACGACATGGCCTTCGTGCAGCCGGAGGTGATCCGGCGCAACCGCGGGCACCTGGACCCGGAGAAGCTGCTGGGCCGGCGCTGCTACGGCGGCTTCGACCTCTCCAACCGCGAGGACTTCACGGCTGCGGCGCTGGAGTTCCCGCTCGAGGACGGGAAGACCTTCGTGCTGCTGCACAGCTGGGTGCCGCGGGCGAAGGTCGAGGCGGACAACGAGAAGATCGACTACTACGGCCTGGCCATGCGCGGCCTTTTGACCATCGTGGACGCCGAGTACATCCAGCAGGAGGACGTGTTCGACTGGTTTGTGGAACAGTCGAAGAAGTACGAGCTGGACTGCATCGGCTACGACCCGGCAAACGCGACCAGGCTCATCCAGATGCTGCAGGGCAAGGGCTTCGACTGCAAGGTCGTGCGCCAGGGCCCGATCACCCTGAACGACCCCATGAAGGACGTGAAGGAGATGCTGCTGGCCGGGAACATCATCACCAACGAGGACCCGATGTTCACCTGGTATACCGACAACGTCAGGATCTCCGGCGAGCGCCGGCACACGGACAAGGAAAACTGGATGCCCATGAAGCGCAACCGCTACAGGAAGATCGACGGCTTCATGGCCTTCCTGGACGCGCACTGTGTGCGCATGCAGCGCGAGCCGGCCGGGGTGATCTACACGACGCCGAAGATCCGGGTCGTCGATCTGGGCGGCCGGCGCAGCGCGCAGCGGCGAGCATACTGAAGGAACTGGAGACAAAAAACTGAAAACTGAAGACTGAAGACTTAAGAATGAATAATAGGTGCCCAGCTGTGTTGCCGCCGCATGACAAGATTATTTTTCAGTTTTAAGTCTTCAGTTTTCAGTATTCATTTGCGCGACTTGAAAGGAGCGCCTATGTGGCCATTCAAGAAACGAGTGAAGAATGAACAGCGGCCTGCTCCGCGGCGGGAGCTGAGCTTCCGCAGCCTGACGCGGCCGCGGGCGGACCGCACGATCGAGGGCAACGAGGCGATCTACGCCGCGGTGAGCCGGATCGCGAACACCATCGCCAGCCTGCCGATGCACCTGTACAAGGGCTACGAGGTGGCGAAGGGGCACCCGCTGGAGCGCCTGGTGAGCCTGCAGCCGAACCCGAACATGAACGCCTTCGGCTTCCGGCAGACCATGGAGGTGCTCAGGAACACCGAGGGCAACGCCTACGCGCTCAGGGTGCTGGACGGGCTGGGCCAGGTGCAGCGCCTGGACGTGCTGAACCCGACCCGGGTGCAGATCATGCGCGACCCGACGAACGGCGAGACCTGGTACAGGATCCAATTGGACGAGGGCGCGCCGCAGATCATCCCGGGCTACATGCTGATCAACATCCGGCACATGAGCGCCAACGGCGAGAAGGGCATCCGCCCGATCGACGTGCTGCGGCGCAGCCTGGACTACGACACGCAGGTCAAGGAGCTGGCGCTGGACCAGCTGGACGGCGTGAACTCGGGCATCATGCTGACGGTGCCGAACACCGGCCTGGACCAGGAGCAGAAGGACGAGCTGGTGGACCGCTTCCTGGAGACCTACCAGAAGAGCGGCCGCAGCGTGGTGGTGCTCGAGGGCGGGCTGACGGCCACGCACTTCCAGAGCCAGGCCGTGAACAGCGACGTGCTGGACGTGGAACGGATCACCCGGAACCGCGTGGCGACGGTGTACAACCTGCCGCCGCACTTTTTGGGCGACTATACCGGGACCAGCTACAGCTCGGCCGAGCAGCAGATGCTGGAATTCCTGCAGATGACGATCCTGCCGATCGTGGTGCAGTGGGAGGAAGAGTTCAACCGCAAGCTGCTGACGCCGGCCGAGCTGGCGCAGGGCTACGAGTTCCGCTTCGACCTCTCCCAGCTCTACCGCGCGGATGTGGCCACGACCGCGAACAAGTACCAGATCGCGATCCGCGGCGGGTGGATGAAGCCCAACGAGGCGCGCCTGGCCGAGGGCCTGCCGCCGGACGAGAACGGTGACGTGCTGATGAGCAGCCGCGACATCATCCCGCTGGAGATCGCGGTGAAGAACCCCGAGCTGCTGCTGGGGAACGCCCGGCAGGGAGAGGAGCAGTGCCGTGAATGACGTGATCGAGGAATTTGTTCAGGCGACGCTGCTGCCGCTCAATTACCCCGTGAGCCAGACGCCCGGGGACGCGAGCGCGCAGACCTGGCTGACCTGGAACACGGTGGGCGGGCGTGAATACCTGGCCAGCGACGAGGCGACCAGGATCCACCACGTGTTCCAGCTGCACGCCTGGACGCGCGGCACGGAGAGCGAGCACCGCAGGGCCTTTTTCGAGGCCGTTGACGCGCTGAAGGCCGCGGGCGTCAGGATCTACAGCTGGGGCCCGGACGAGCGCGAGAAGGACACCGGGATCAGCCACATCGCGTGCACCTGCACGTGGAGGCAGAAAAGTTGAATCGCGCGCGCACCGCGCACGAGATAGTGAGTTCGACCCGCAAGGGTGGACATAAAATTTTTATGGGAGGTACAAAACCTATGACTTTGCAGGAAATGCAGAACCAGATCACCGATCTGGGCGCACAGATCCGTGCAGCGGCTGCCAGCCTCCGGACGGCGGCTATGCAGGACAACGTGAGCCTGGACGAGATCAACCGCCAGCAGGACGCTCTGAGGCTCATGCAGAACCGCATGAACGCGCTGCAGGCGGCCTACGACGTGGAGCGCCAGGCGGCCGGCGAGGCCGTGCAGGCCGCGCAGCCCGCGCAGGCCCCGCGCAGCCGCAGCGAGATCCTGAAGAGCAACGAGTATGCCCGCGCCTTCGCCTACGCGCTGCGCCACGGCATCAACCCGCGCAACGGCCACCAGTACGCGGAGCACACCAAGATCCTCTACGACGCGCTGAAAGAGACCGGCGGCACCCCCGCGGGCGCGGACGGCGGCTTCCTGGTGCCCGAGGACATCGACCAGCAGATCCGCGAGCTCAAGCGCGACCTGACGGCCCTGGCCCCGCTCTTCGGCGCGGAGACCGTGAGCGCCAACAGCGGCTGGCGCGTGACCGACACGGCGCCCACCGCCGGCTTCACCGCCGTCAACGAGATGGCGACCGTGCCCAGCGACGACCAGCCCGTCTTCGCGAAGGTGCCGTTCACCCTGCAGAAGTACGGCCTGATCCTGCCCGTTAGCAACGAGCTGGCGAACGACGAGGTGGCCAACCTCTTCGGCTACATCGCGCGCTGGTTCGCCAAGAAGGAGGTCATCCTGGACAACACGCTGCTGTCCGCGCTGCTGACCGCCATTACCGGCACCGCGCTGGCCGCGGGCAAGGAGATCGCGGGCCTCAAGAAGGCGCTGAACGTGACCCTGGATCCCGCCATCAGCGCGAACGCCGTGGTGATCACCAACCAGAGCGGCTTCCAGGCGCTGGACGCGCTCGAGGACGGCCAGAACAGGGGCCTACTGCAGCCCGATCCCATGAACGCCACCGTGAAGCGCCTCTTCGGGCGTCCGATCCACGTGGTGTCTGACGCCGTGCTGGCCAACACCACCAACAACTCCAACACCAGCGCCGCGATCTACCTCGGCGACGGCAAGGAGTTTGCGACCCTCTTCACCCGCCAGGGCCTGGAGATCGTCTCCACCGACATCGGCGGCGCGGCCTTCACCACGGACAGCATCCAGATCCGCGGCATCGCGCGCAAGTGCGCGACCCGGTTCGACGCCGCCGCCATGACGGCCGTGACCATCGCGGTCTGAGCCTGAGCGAAGGGAGGAACGCCCCATGAAGGCCGGAGATCTGAGGCACCCGCTGACGCTGATGGCGCCGGCGGACGCCGTGAACGGGAAGGGCCGACCGGTTAAGGGCTGGCGGGACCAGGCCACCGTGATGGCCGCGAAGGCCGACGTGAGCGGGCGCGAATTCTACGCGGCCCAGGCCTACCACGCCGAGGACGTGGTGACCTGGACGCTGCGCTGGCGTGACGACGTGACCCCCGAGTGGCGCGTACGTCACGCCGGCGTCACCTACGAGATCCTCGAGGTGAACCACCTGGGCTACCGCTACGACTTCATCCGGCTGAAGACCCGGGTGATCACCGGAGAGAAACACTGAAGGGAGTGAGTGCCATGGCCGACATGGACATGGTGCGCCGCTTTGCCGGCGCGGATCCGGACGTCTCGGACGGCGTGCTGGAGCTGTGCTATCAGGCGGCCGTGGCCTGGTATGCGGGGGCCGGGGTGCCCGCGGATCCGGAAAACAGCCTGTACGAATTCTGGGTCTGCAACCTGGCCGCCTGGTTTCATGACAACAGGGGCGCGGACGCTGAGCAGCACGTGCCGCGGTATATCGTGGAGAGCGTGCACCAGCTGCGTCCGAGGAGGAAGAAATGACATATAACGACACCAGGCAGAAGACCAGGAACGCCGTGCTGACCGTGGACGGGCAGGAGAAGCACGTGGCCAGCGTCAGCGTCAGCCTGCGCCCGGGCCGCAGCCTGTCGATCAGCGTGGACGTGCCCAACGACGTGAAGCTGACGGATAAGCAGCGCGCGGACATCGCGGCCGGCTTCAAGGCCTTCTTGGCCGAATGCGTGAACGAAGCGATCGCCGAGGGCGTGCCCGTGCCGGCGATGGCGGAATGAGGAGGGATCGGCGATGAGCACAGACGGCAAGGCGCTGACCCCGCAGAACGCGGGCTATTACGAGGGAGTCACGGACGTCTGGTACGCGCTCGCGAACGGCCAGAACACCGAACAGGCGCTGCCGAGCTATAGCACGCCGAAGGTCGCGGGCAAGAGCGTGGAGATCTGCGTGACGCCGAACTTCCGCGAGGCGAAGGTCTACGCAAGCGACCACACGACGCGGCGCGAGCAGCGCGTGGAGAGCTATACCGTGAGCCTGAACCTGGACCAGCTGATCCCCAGCGTGCGCCAGGAGCTGCTGGGCCGCACCGCGGGCGCGGACGGCGTGCAGCTGGTGACCGGGAAGAACCTGGGGCCCTGGGTGGCGCTGCTCTTCGCGGCGACGCTGGACGACGGGAGCAAGGAGTACTGGCGACTGTTCTACGGGCGCTTCAGCGAGCCCGGCGCCACGCACCACACCCGGAACGACGGCGACAGCTACCAGCACCCGGTGATCCAGGGGACCTTCCTGCCGATCGTCAGGAGCGGCCGGCTGGGCAAGATCCTGGGCGGCGACGCCGTCAGCCCCAGGCAGGCCAACCTGCTGAGGCGGACCGGGACCTGGAAGACCTGGGCGGGCGCGCACGCCGCGGCGCTGACTGAGGCGCCGGTAGCCACGTACGCGCTGACTGATGACGGCGCGGCGGCCATGGCCCGGGACGTCGGCGCGACCTATACGGCGGCGTGCAGGATGGGTGGCAAGTGGCCCGGCAACGGCGCTACGACGCTGAAGGCGCATCTGGGGCTGGTGATCGGCGGCGCGTGGTATCCGTTCACGCCCGGCGGCGAGGGGCTGTCCATCGGCAACGGCGTGAACGGCAACTTGAACTACCAGGTCGTGGAAACGTTCACGCTGATGCCGGCCATGGCCGCGGCGATCGCCGGCGGCGGGGCGCAGCTCGGCGTGAAGCTGAGCGGCGGCACCATCGACGCGAGCACCGCGACCAACTCGAACACGCTGATCCGGCTGCAGGAGGCCGCGATCAAGCGCGGCGACACCGCGCGCTGGAGCAGCGCGCCGGAGGACTGGTTCGACCAGGCTGGCAATTAAACGAAAGGAGCATACAGACATGAGCACGGATGGAAAGGCCCTGACCCCGCAGAACGCGGGCTATTACGAGGGCGTAACGGACGTTTACTACGCGCTGTTCGAGACCATGGACGGTCCGGGCACCGCGCCGACCTACGCGACGCCTGTGCTGGCGGCGAAGACCATCGAGATCGGCATCACGCCGAACTACCGCGAGGGCAAGGTATACGCCAGCAACGTGGCAACCCGCCGCGAGCAGCGCGTGGAGAGCTACCAGGTGAACCTGAACGCGGACCAGGTGATCCCCGAGGTGCGGCAGGTGCTGCTGGGCCGTGAGGCCGACGCCAACGGCGTGGAGCTGATCCAGGGCAACAAGGTGGCGCCCTGGGTGGCGATCCTCTTCGCGGTGACCCTGGACGACGAGACCAAGGAGTACTGGTGCATGTACAAAGGGCGCTTCCAGGAGGGCACGCACACCTTCCACACCCGCAACGACGGCGACAGCTACCAGCACCCGAGCCTGCAGGCGACCTTCGTGCGCCTGGAGAACAACGACGCCCTGGCCGCCGTGGCCAGCGAGGCCGCCGGCGCGAGCGCCGCGACCAGCGCGTGGTTCAACAGCGTGTACACGGGCGCGGGGACCTGAGAGCAGGCGCTCAGAGCGGACGGCTCCGCTCTGAGCGCCTAAATGAAGACTGAAAGCGCGGCCTCCAAGGGCCGCTAAATGAAGACTGAAAACTGAAGACTGAAGAATGAATAATAGGTGCGCAGCTGTGTTGCCGCCGCATGACAAGAATATTTTTCAGTTTTAAGTTTTCAGTTTTCAGTATTCATTAAAAAAAATAAAAGGGAGGATCTGAATATGGCAAGCGAAAAGGGCCGTGATCTGGCCGCTCCGGTGACGGAGATGACGGTGGGCGGGCAGAAATGCCCGCTGATTTTTAATATGGAGACCTTCCGCCTCGCGGAGGACCTGTACGAGGACGTGTACGGGAAGGAAAAGAACTTCACGGAGATCGCGCTGGAGCTGACCAAGGGCAGGCTCAGGGCGATCATGGCGATGTACTACGCTGCGATCCGCGTGGGCGGCACGAAGATGAGCTGGGACGAATTCCAGCGCAGCTTCAAGCTGACGGACATCCCGGGCGTGCAGGAGAAGCTGACGCTGCTGCTGAGCGACGCGCTGCCGGAGCCGGAGCCGGAGAAGAAGGGCGGGAAAAAGGCCGGCCCTTTAGCAAAAAGGGCTTCCCCTGGAAGTGGCTCTACTACTCAGCGCTGAGGCTGGGGCTCGGGCCGGAGGGCTTCTGGCGGGCGAGCCCCAGGGAGATCCACCTGCTCTGGGCCACGCACCTGGAGAGCGTCCGGCCGAAGGACAAGGACAAGGGCCGCGGGAGCCAGGAGCCGCAGCGGCTGAGCTTTATACCGAGATAGTTGAATCGCGCGCGCACCGCGGACGCAAGCGTCCCGCGCACCGCGCACGAGATAGGGAGTGATCATGTGGGCAGCTTTACCTGCTCGGGCGTCGGCGAGGTCGCGGCGCGCTTCGAGCGGCTGGAGAAGGGCACGGACGCGGCCTGCCAGAAGGCCGTGAAGGCCGGGGCGCAGCTGCTGGCCGAGAAGCTGGGCGCGGCCGCGCCGGTGGACACGGGCGCGCTGCAGGGCAGCGTGAAGGCCGGGGCCGTGAAGTACGACGCCGGGGACGGCTGGCACTGCGAGGTGAAGCCCGTGGGCACGAACCACGGCGAGAGCCTGGCGAAGATCGGGAACATCCTGGAGTACGGCCGCAGCGACGGCAAGAGCCACCGGCCCTGGTTCAATAACACGATCATCGACAACACGGGCGCCGTGATCGGCGCCATGCAGGCGGCGTTCGAGCAGAGCGCCGGGAAATAGGAGGACACGATGCTGCTGAGAGAGACGGGCTTCAGCTTCGGGGGCAGGCACAGCCTGAACGACTT